GCTTCATCTGAATCTCTTGATATTTGTTGTTGATCAGCTGCCGCACCAACCTTCATGTCTTTAAGGTCTTGATTAATATCAGATTGCTCTTGAACTTGCATTTTTTCTAAATCAAACATTTCTTTACCCATTGCAATTCGAGTACCTTCATTAGACTCTGTGGCTGCCGCACCAACTCTTCCTACACCAGCTGCTAAATTACGAGAATCACCTTCTTGTAAAGCTTGAATTCCTTGTTGTTGAACTTGTAAGTTTTGTTTGTACTCTCTTCCGTAAGCATCTAAGGGAACATTAAGCTTCTGCATAAATTCTACTTCAGCTTTTCTTTCAGCCTCTTTCATTAATTTTTTACTTGCTGCTGCGGCTGTCTCTCCTTGTCTTCTTGCCTTTGCTGCTTGAGAAAAACTCATACCAGCTGATCCTGCACTAATTAAAACTCCTGTTGCTGCTATTGCGGTTGCTGCTGCCATACTATAATTTTTTTATTATTTCATGAGATACTTTTGTATCTACATGGTAACCCAACTTTTTATGGGTTTCGATTAAATGTTTGTTTCTTCCAATACTGAATATATATTTTTTGCCATTGGCTTTTATATATTCTTCACAAGTAAGAATTAAAAACTCAATTGCGTCCTGCCTATCTTCATCTCTGTATGATGGGTTAGATACAATCCATTCTAATAAAACTCCTTCAGAATTAGTGAAATACATAAAACCTGCAACAATTGGAGTATTGTTTTTTTCTACTATAAAACCGCCTTTGCCATTATCTGGTAAAAAATCTTTAGGAGGAGTTTGCCACTCTGGCCAACTATCCCACCAAGAAACCAATGTATCCCAATCCTTGTCCTCAAGTCTTCGTATATCTAATTCCATTTAATATGATTTAGAAACAAAGATAGTGAATTTCTATGGAAAACTTTTCATCACACTACTACCTACAGAAAACAGTTCTACAGGATCTGTTGAGTCATTTTCTAATTTAAATTCTAAGTAATAGCCTCTTGCACCATGTGACTCAGCTACAGCATTTTTTATAAAAAGAATAAATTGTCCAACTGTAGGAACAGTTCCACCACCGACTGTTGTATCTACAGTAACAGTAGTGTTTGTTTTAGCAGTTACTTGACCTACTAAAACAGGAGCTGCGGTAGCAACACCAGCATTTAAAGTTGTTGCATATACTGTATCTCCAATATTTAATAATGATCCTATAGAGCCTGCGAATTCAATTATAGTTGCGGTGTTTGGACCACTTACTCCAGTACATGCACCAATACCATTTGCTGACCTTTGTGAAAAATTAACAGTGCCTGCGTTTGTTCTAATAAAACTAAACCACTCGCCTTCTTTTTCTACAAAATAAGTGTCAAGCATTGATCCTGGGTTACCATCAGTTAAATCAGTTAATAACCTTGTACACTCCCATCTCGCTTCATTACTGTCTGCGACAGTTGTGTTTGCTTCATAAGAAAGAGTTTTAAATAATTTTATACTTAATGTTGGTTCAGGATTAAACACACTTGTAATAGTAGCATTGCTAAACTGACCATAATAAGTGTTACGTTGTGCGCCTGTATTGTGTCTAAATAAATTACCTCCTTTAAACGTGTAAAAAAAACTATTCATTCCTATCATAAATTCAGGAGTAAATGAATAAAACGATGGCCATCCTTTAGATGATTCGCTGTATGATAGTGTATAAGGTTCGCAATTTAAAGCCATTGTTTATATTTTATATTAATTAAAAAGGATCACAAGGAACTATTGACACTACAACTCCATTTCTTATTCCGATAGCTGTTGTGCTGTTCATTATTATATATTGCAAAGTACTTGTGTCATTTGCATACGTTGATCCATTTGCATCAGTAAAAACCCAATTACCAACAACTGGTACAGTATTAGTATCAACAGTAAAAGGAACATTAGTTCCTGTAGCATTTTGTATAAAATAGTATGTTAAACTATCTGGTCTACATGTAGTGCTTATATCAAAAGTACTTGCTTGAAAACTTGGTAGAGTTATTGGACAGTCTACTTCCCATCTGAAAAGCGTACCACAAATTGGCGCTGATATTGTTAAATTAATAGATGTTGGAGTGGTTGTTGTTTTAGGAACTACCATAGTAAAAACTCTACTTGCTGTTCCTGGATTTACTCCTATTTGACTTGCAACTACAGTAGGTGAGGTAAACGTACCTTGCGCAACGTATGCAGAGCCAGTATATGTATAGTCTTCAGGTTGATCTCCAGCTACACATGCACCACTTGGTGTACCATTATAAGGCGAACCAGCTAACAAATCAGCATTACTATTTCCAACATAAGTAAATGTTCCAGTCCCTTGATTTCCAATTCCAGCATAATCTACTGTAACACCACTTCCATCTTGAATTAAATTTGTATTATGGTTTCCTTCACAAGTTAGTCTGTTATATGTAGCGGTATTATATGTTGCTAATACACCATCAGGGATTGCACTACCCATATAAAAATACATTACAATTGCTCCAGTAGTATTAGCTACATCAACATCCGCACTAAAAGTACCGTTATTACTAACAGATGCTGATAGTCCTGATCCACAAGGAACTAAACACTCTCCGCATGGTTGAGCATTCAATAAAACTCCATTTAATTGTTGTCTTATAATTCCTCCTTGAGAATAATATCCATCTGCCGCAAGAGTAGTTAAGCCTGTGTCCGTAAACAAAGCTGAAGCTTGTGAAAAGTTTAATCCATCAAAACAATATGTTCCTAATGCTGCCATTTATTTATTTATTTATGGGCATGTAGTTACCGCAGTAACTAAGCCAAATTGATTTACTGTTATATAATCTGTTGCACTTATTTTATATAAGCCTTGTCCTAATTGAGTTCCTACAGCCCCATCAGTTGATGAATATACAAAATCTCCATATTCAGGCAGTGTACTACTTCCTGAATGAGAGTATGTTATATTCAAAGGTTGACCACATACGTCTGGTTCTGATTGAAACACTGAACTACCTTGGAATGCTGTAAAAGTAAAAGTACATTCACAACATGCAGCAGCAGCTGAACTTGCATCAAAACAAAATTCTTGGCAACTTGTTAGTCTATAATCATATATTAAATACAAATATTGATTTGCTAACGGTAATGACAAACTATTAACAGTGGTTTGATAAAGTCCAGCTGAAGGACTTATTACAGATCCATTAGCTACTGTAGTAGCCGCAGTTAACAAAGCAGCTATATCAGGTTGATTATTACTGTACAATGTATTACTTGATAGATATTTAAAATTATCATCAGGATACGCCCAGTCATAAGTATCAAAATTTATTTTATTAGAACGGATTGTTAAATCAATACCATCGTAAGGGAAAACACCTAAAGATCTTACACCAGTTTGAACATCATATGAAGAAGCTATTACATTGCTTGGACCAAATTCTGCTAAGTCAGAATCAATTGGACTAATATTAATGGTGTCTTCCCATAAATACTCTACATGAATAAATTTACCGTTTTGTTCTGGCGAATTTAATACCACTTTTACAACAGTTATATTTACTGGCTCAACACATGCAGCTGTTAAAGTAAATGATGCTGTTGTAATTGCTGTAAATGTTACTGTAGCATTAGATGGACTATTTAAAGTTTTATTAAAAGTAAAAGTTCCTGATCCTGTTAAAGTAGAGCTTGTAGTTGTAACACCATTCCATAACACAGAAATAGTTATTGATCCAGATGTAATGTTATAATTAAAGTTAGCATCTCCAATCAAAGCACCATAATTTATAACACTAACAATAGCATTTGCAGCTCCTGTTGCTAACCCATTTCTTTGTAGTCTATAACCACATTGAACAATTTCTGGTGGTAATGGAATTTTATTACAATTCATACCTAAAACATATTCGTCCATATAAGGATCATAACCACCTAATTTTTGTGTTTGAATAGACTCATAAAATTCATCTCTAAACCAAGAACGCATTCCCATAGCTGAAACAATCTCTAAAGAATCGTTATTTCTACTTGTGCCTCTTAATTTTATTACAGCACCTCTTTTTACATCAGTAAAAAACATATCATAACCATGAGCAACAAAACTTTCTGGATTATAACTAATACCATATTCTTCAATACGAGCTATTTGTGTTCCTAATATTTCAGGAACTGAAGCAATAACACCACCTCCTGTACTATCACTAATTAAATTTTTACTTGCTAATATGTAAGTAATTCTATCTTCTTGTAAAACTAAAATATCTGTTTCTCTTGAGTGCATTTTTTGTATTGGACCAAAAGAAGTTTCACAATCTTTAAAGTTTATTAATCCTAAATTAAATTCATTAAGATTATTTACACCGCTATTACTACTAAAAATACCACTATAAGTAATACCTTCAAATCTATCAGCTTCTTTAAAATCTTGATTAGAAACTGCTAAAGTTCTTTGACCTAATTGAAATGGTCTACCCACTAATCTGTCTTTTATTTTAAAACTTTCTACTCCATTACCAAAAGAAAAACAATCTCTAAAGTTTAAATTAACTATAGCATCTTGAACAGCAGTTTGATTTTGATCTCCTAACTCACTGTTAATACCAGACAAATGAAAACCATCTGGTTGTGAAATTTCAAAAGATTGAGACGAGTCATAATACAATTCTGCATTTGCATCAGCAGGTTCTGTTTCAAAAACTATTAATGTATTTGCTCTAAAAACTATTAATTCAATTTCTATATCTGAAGTTCTATCTGATTGAGGCCATGGTCTATTACACCCTTTAACTCCAGAAGAAACTCCTAAATATAAAGGATCATTTACACCTTGAGCTGCATCTTGTATCCATTGAAAAGTTACTTCCCATGTTTGACAAGCTACATTATTTGCTACGCCACTTGTAGGCCCACCTGGACCTGGAGCAGCTAAATTTGAATTATTTATTATAGTTGTCTCATCAGCAACATTACCTGGTTGTGCAAGACTTGGGTTTATATTGTCTCCAACCCACCATCTTCTCATATCAGTATAATCTCTACTGGCAACGTATTCTTGTTCCCATTGCCATTTTATTTCTTGACAGCTACCTCCGTTAAAAGTGTCATTACGAAACATTTCTGATTTTATTCTAATTACAGAACCACCTGGAACTGTGTAATTAGTTGTAACCCCAGTAGTATCGTCTGTTGTAAAACAAGGGTATCCTATTTTTCTTCCATTTGTACAGCCTCTTGCGTCACTCCTTCTTCTTTTGTTTCCAAGTTCTATTAAAGAATCATCAGGAATAACAATATCAAAGTTTTGATTTTTAATTTGCATGTATAACCCTTTCAATTGAAAAGATCCATCTCCAAATTCATTATCATCATCTAAAAAATTTGTAGGCTCTGCACTTACTTCTAAAACCTCAACTGTTTCTACTCTACTTAAAGGCCCACTAACATCAGCTTTAACAACTAATTGATCTCCTTTTCCTACTTTATTTGCGTTATCACCCTGAAGTTGAAAAAACACCATATTATCACTTGGTCTAACATAATAGAAATTTGAAAATATAGTTTCATATCCTGCCTTGCTTGGCTTAACTACAAACTTATATCGTTCTGCCCAATAGGGCGCTCTTGAAGATACAGCTACTTGTATACTATTTGCAGTAACACTATTACCAGGCTCTACATATACAGTATTGTACTGAGAAACCAAAACAGTAGAAGACCTTCCGTATTCATCACTATATACAATTCCAGTTTCATAATCACGATCACTATGTAAACTCCCTGTATCTAAGTCTGTTGTAAAAGCTGCTTGTACAGATATAAATCTAAAATATTCATATAAATTAGTTGTTACAGGAACAGCAGGATCTGTTGTGTCTATAACCTGGTATTGCATTGCAATAGCCTGAATGTCACAAGTGTTTGATCCTGGACTAAAATTTGAAAGCCTAAATCCTTGTTGAATAGTAGGATCTGTAATACTACTATTAAATTTTGAAAAAGGAAAATTACCAAGTGCTGGGGAAGAAGGTTCATTATTAAAAAAATCTGTTAATGAATTTCCTTGATCAGCTGTAGCTAAAGGTTCAAAATTAGTATTAAGAATTGTTCCTATGCGTTCTGCAAATAAAGGACTATTAAAAAAGTCATACGGACTTGAATAATCTTGATCTAATGTAATGTTTATAGATACAGTAAACGGTTGATTTTTAAAATCTATATTAGCAGTGGCTTCATCAGAATTTGTTGGAGAAAAAACTCTTTTTTCACTGTCAAAATTAAATGTAATTCCTATTAAAGAATTAGTTTTTAATTTATCTGCAATTGAAGTAAAGTCTATTGTAACTTTAGAGTTAACAATTGTTTCACTTTGAGCTGGATCAATTGTATAGTTTATTCCAGCAGTTAAAATACCTAATGGTAATTCTGCAAAACCTAAAAGAGTATTAATTAAACTTGTGTTGTAGTCAATAGCAATTGTATTTCCATTTGCATCAGGTCTTGTAATGTTATAACCATCTACGTAGTTACCGTACATTAAACGATTGCCTTGTATTGTTTGAGCTTTTGCTAATCTTGGTACATTATCATATTGTCTTAATAATTCATCATTACCTAAAACAGTATATATTTTATTATTAGTAAACGTATAAGTTTTTGTAGTATCATTGGCCCAACCAAAATCTTCTTTTTTAAATCTTTCAATTACATTTACTGAAGTTGAATTTGTGTCTTTAAATAATAAATCAACTTCTTTTACTCTTGAACTTCCTGTAGAAAACTTAACTTCAATGCCATTGTACAAGTTTTGCATTCCATCATTACAATAATTTTTTGTACTGAACTGAAAAGGTCTTGGAACAAAAGCTGGATTAGTAAACAAAGAAGTTGCACTATACTGCCCATCTTCATATCTATATCTATAAGCAAAACATAAAAATCTATTTTCTATATAATTTTCATTTCCTGCAATATTTAAAAAAGACAATAAAGGTGCAGGTAATGGTTTATTCGTTCCAACTACATTTTCAAACCCAGGAGGTTTAACAATTACCGATATATCTTCTTCTATAATTTGATCAAAACCACCAATAGGTTCTGCATAACTTCTGGTTATATTTATTGTTCTTGGAGGATTTATGTCATCTGTCCAAAAAAGCAAATCTTCAATTAAATCAACTCCTGTAATTAAATACAAAGGATCAAAATTTAAAAGTGCTGTAGTAACTACATGATAATTAACAATTTGAGTAGTTGTATTATATGAAATTATTAAATCAAGTCCATTTTTTACAGTAAAATTTTTATCATGTATAAACCAATATATATTTTCTCTTACTCCATCTTCATAAGCACCTATACATACAGCGGTAGAACTTAAATTAGTTCCATCAAACTGTAGAGTAGTTAACTGCTCATTCCCTTTTGAGTTCTCTACTGCACCTATCTCTGTTGCTTCCGTAGAACCTAAACGGACATTTTGAGCATCAACATATTCACCTGGTGGAAGAAGTCTTTCATCCACAGATTTATTCATTCTACCTGCAATAAAATTTGTTGTAGTTATTGGCATATTATTTTATCCATTTATTCTGACCTCTTAAATTCATTAAAAGTCTGCCAGGGTGTATGTTACTTAATCTAATTTTTGCGTTTCTTAGTAAAGAAGCTTTATCTTTTCTGGCTCTATTTACTACATACTCTTGAACAGCTAAACGTCCATTTAAAATAGAATATCTAATATATGCATAAATGTATTGTTCAAACAATTTATTAACTTGAACGTCTGAATCAACACCATTTTCCATACCATCAGAAACATATTCTAAAACTATAGAAGCTGCATTTGATATGTTACTAAAATTAATTACTCCAGACTGTTTATCAATTGCAAAAGTAGGATTAGAATTGGCGGTTTCAGTATTTAATCCAAATCTTGCTCCGACTGCATAATCAAAATACCAGTTACCATCGTAACAGTAACCTTCAGATCCATTGTATGGACTGTGTTCATTTAAATATATAGTTCTATTTCCACCTAATATTCTTCCTAAATCTAATTCAGAATTTTGTGGTCTTAAAATATTACCATCTTGATCAAATAAAATATTAGAATTATTGTCTTGTAAATAAGCTGAAGACCAATTAGTTTGAATGTTTTCTGACAAAGGATGTAAACATCCGTTTGTATATTGAGATATTCTTACCCAATTAACATAGTCTTGTGGTAAAACAAACCTTAGCTGCTGAGTAATATCTAATTGAAGGATTTTTATTTCCTTCATTGCATCATAATTTAATTCTTGTATTCCTCTTTTTGCATGAAATAGAATTTGATATCTTTCAATATTATTTATCAACTCATGATTTCCTTGATACATTAACATAAAATTGTTAACTATATCAGATAAAGAAACATATTGGTACGAACCCCAATTAGCGTCTGTTGGAGCTGCTCCTGAATTTGCGTAGTATGCGTAATCGTTTATGTATGCCATCTATCCTTGTGTTTGTTGTTCTGCTACTAATTCTTGTGTGCCAAAATTATAGACATCTGCTTCTCTTATTTCTATACCTACATACTGACATATCTTTGCTATTAATGAAGGCTCATCAGATAATGGTAATTCAAAATCTTGATAATCAGCCGCAGTAGGATCAAATAAAGGTTCTCCACCCACCAAAGAAGCATAAGTCCAGTTTGGTGTTAAAGGATATCTAACGTACTGAGAAGTTAATTGACCAATTTTATTAATTGTAATTGGAAAAGCTTCTGCAACTAATGCATTTTGTGTATATGCAGGATAACTAATATTTGGTTTTGTTAAAATAGAATTATTTAACATTGTTATTTTACTTTGCGCTACTCTTTCTGCTTCAATAATATCATTAGCTGAATAGATGTTATAAGTTTTTCCTACATTATCCCATACAGATGTTCCAAACGTTGGAAACACTAAAATATTAGTTGCACTAACTACTTGTGAAACAGTGGTGTTATAAACCACTCCTCCTGTAATAGTAGAAACTATATCTCCAACAGCCACTCCAGCCACAATAAAGTCTGCTGTAGTGTCGTTTACCGCTGTAGAACCGCCATTGGTCGAAGTTGTTACTCCTGCCGCTAATTCTTTAGTAAAGACCATCATCTTATTAATTAAATAATAATCAGCTGGCAATGTATATAAATTAGTTTGAATGTTTCCTGATTGAGTTGTAGCAGAATTAAATAAAGGTCCGTTAACATAGAACGTGTCTATAACTTCTAAAAGTCCTTTTGATATATCAGCATACCCTGTGCCTGATGCACGACCAATTTCTTTTACTATTTGATTATTGTACGCATAAAAATAATCTTCAAACATATCCATTTGAGACTGCGCACAATAAAGATTGAAATCTTGTGGAGATATGTAACCGTAATTATTTTTGTTTGCTATTGCTAATACAGTATTTCGTACTTCGTTTATTGGCATAATTAATTCTTTTTACAAAGATAACAAAAAAAAAGAGGTTACTTTTTTTTAGTAACCTCTCTTTAATTGTTTAATTAATGCCCTTATGCATTAACGATACTTGTTACAGCTTTTGGAAGACTTACCTCGAAAAAAGGATTCTGCCAAGATGTAGCTAATGCTATTTCCATATTATCTAATATAGAATTGTAAACATCATGAGCTACTTGAGCTGCTGTTGTAACTGTTGTAGTAGTTCCATCAACATAATCAATTGTAACTGTTACTGCTGTAGCTGTTGCTGTAGCAATAGCTTTGACTCCGTCAAGACTAATCAATTGACCAGTAATAGGAGCATTTGTGATTTTAAGAAATTTTGCCATTTTATAAAAAGTTTTTAATGGGTTAATAAAGTACAAAGATAGCAAAAAAAAAGCCACCCTTTTAAGGTAGCTAATTTTCAGTTAGTTGTTAGTTTTACTTTATTTTATTTTTTAAAAGCTTATAAACTTCTAATCCATCGTCACTTTGCATAAAGGACGCAACTATAAAATTAACGTCTTCTCCAAATGGAACTGTAAGCATTTTCTTTTTATTGTTTGGAAGATTGTAATAAACATCTTTACCACTATTTTTTAGTGTCAATAAACTTGTGTTAAAAAATTGATAAACATCGTCCATTAATTCTAACATAGGATCATTAAGAGTGTCTAAGAAATCATCTGGATTATTTTTAGCATAAACTAATATATCTCTTTTAAGTTCAGCTGTTGTCATATTTTCTACAGCATTACCCATTAACACTCTACATATTTGTGTTAATTTAGAAATGTCTTTAGTGATTTTTTTAGCTTCTATTTGAGCTTCTAATTCATATTCTACCCATTCTAATTCAGCCGCAGCATCACGTTCTTTGTCAATTTCTTCAAATACAAATCCGTTACTTGGATGTAGTGCTAAAAATTGTTGTAATACTTGATTTTCTTTACCAACCGATAACATTCCATCCTCAAAAACAATTGGCTCTAATATAGCATTACCATCTTGTTCATTTTCAAAAGGTGACTTTTGATTACGAGCATAACGTAATGGTTCATTAACGCCTGTTTCTTCGTTAAAATGTAATAAAGGTGATCTCGATGAATGTCGAGATGCTAACATGTATGATAAAGGAGATTGACCTTGTTTTAAACGATAGGATTTTGCTTTGTACTGTAATTTTTTTGTTGCCATTATAATATAATTTAATTTGATTTATAAAAAAATAAATACCCTCGTCATTATAACGAGGGTAAATATTACTACTATTTACTATGCATCTTGGAATAAGAAGAAGTTGTTTGCACCTAAAGTACATACAGCTCTTTCACTCAAGAAGTTCACTTCCATTGCATCTAAGTCACTTGTTCTTGCACCACCAGCAGAACCAGTAATCCAAGACTTGTAACGTCTGTCTTCAGTTTCTGAAGCTCTGTAACGAACGTGTAAGAAAGGACGTTTAGCATTCTTCCCTAAGATTTGATCGTATACAGTTGTAGAGCCAGCTGGAACTAAAAGTCCATTAACTTTACCTGCATTAAGACCACCTCTCATTGTAGGATCGTTTAGGTATTTCCAGTCAGACTTGTAGAAATCGTAACCTCTACGGAATCCTGTGAAACCTAAATTTAACGCCATGTCTTTGTCATTGTCAAATAAACCATATGAAGTACCACCTGCTCCAGAAGAGTTTTGTGTTGCTAACATATCATCAATGTCAAATGAGAACTGACGATCTACAAAAATAACATTTTCTTCAATAGAACCTTGCTTGTCAAGTCTTTGAATAATGTTATCAAATTGAGCTAAAGTCTGTGGGTTTCCACCACCAAATACATTACCTCTATTTCCTACTACAAAGAAAATTCCTTCAGATCCAGACTCTCCTGCTACAGAAGCTCCTGCTACTGTACCTTGTAAGTAATCTCCTGCACCAGATGCTGCTGCTGCTGGTACTGCTTCGATCATTGCTGTCTCTAAGTAATCTTCAAAACGTAATCTTGTATCATGTTCAGATTTTAAATACCATAAGTATCCAGAAGCACCATTTTCAGATGTAACTTCAATCCACCCAATTTGAGCCATGTCAGAACCAGAAACAGAATATTTGTCTTTGATAATGATTGGTTTGTTTGAGAAAATAAAATCATCAGATTCTAAAGATCCTTGCATTCCGTTCACACCTTTTGCAAATTCAGAACCGTATACAAAAATGTCACATGAAGTTGCTGCTGCCATTGCTTGACCGCCTGCTTCATAGTATGCAATTGTTACTACGTTTGGCGCACCTGCTGTTGGAGCTACCGATATAATACCCTTGTTCTGTAAAGTTGAACCTGGTGTATTATCAGATACCATTACAGTCTGTCCTGCTCTTAAAGCTGCTTGACTTGATGTTCCAGCCAAAGCTGGGTTAAAGTTTCCAATATTGTTTGGAATAGTCCAAACACCATCAGCCGCACCACCTGCCGCTGCTGACGTACAAGCCTGGTATTTAGTGTGTAGTCTTCCTTGTTCTGCCCATTTGATAAGGTCAGAGTTAGAAGGCATTTCAGCGCCTACCATTCTTAAGAATGATGCTACTGTTCTATTTCCATAACGCTCAAATTCCTTTTCGTAAGTATCTGGAAGATACTGATTCAA